TATCTGATGCAAGTGATAGTGGTAATCTTAAATATGTAGAGAAACAATATTTACCTAGTGGTGGTTTAGTTTTTCTTGGTGGATCAGACACAGGAAGTAATGCAAGTCAAATAAGTGTAGATAATGTATTTTCTGCTACCTATAAAAATTATCTTGTAATGGTATCTAAAAATACTCCAGCTACCGATAATCAAAGTTTATTTTTTAAATTTAGAGATGACACACCAGCAGATGTAACTAATAATTATATGTATAATTATACAGGTATTTTTGCAGATAGTGGTAATACAACACAAAGAGCACAAGTTAATCAAGGTGGTGTTCAAATGACTGATTCTGGTGTTACTAATGCATCAAATAAATTAGGTCTTAAAAAAACTATGTGGGTACAAAACCCTTTTTCAAGCAGTACATTTACAAATTTTCATGGAACATTTAATTATATTGATGCTAGTACTAATAATATTGGTGGTTATTTTGGTGGAACACATGAAAGTAATTCATCAATTAGAGGAGTAACTTTTTATTCTGGCTCTGGAAACGTAAATGTAACAGTTAAAGTTTATGGAGTGGTAGATAGTTAATATGAGTAAAGTAATTAGTAATAACATAATAAGAGATGCAACAGCAGAAGAACAAGCTAATATAGATGCTAGAGAAAAAGCATGGAATGATGCAAGTGCTGAAAGAAAATTAGAACAGATTAAAAAAATCAGATTACAAAAACTAATTGAAACAGATTACCTTGCTAACTCTGATGTAACAATGCCAGACAATATAAAAACTTGGCGTCAAAGTCTTAGAGACATTCCGTCTAATCATACTGATGAAGATGCTTATGATTTATTATTAGCAAGAGATAGTGACGGACAATTAACACATTCAATTTGGAGTAAACCATAATGGCACAGACACTTATAAATAATTTATCTTATTCAACACTAGATGCTACTAAGCTGTCTGGTAATTTACCGAGTATTAGTGGTGCTAGTTTAACTGGCATTAGTGCTGGTATTCAAGTAGCAGACCAATGGCGATTAAGTGGTAATTCACTAGGAGATAAAGACCCTATAACAGTATGGGAAAAAGTTGATAGTACATACAATGGTACTTTAGGTACTGGAATGAGTGTTAGTTCTGGCATATTTACTTTTCCTCAAACTGGGATTTGGAAAGTAGAATTTTTTGGGTGGCTTACTAGAACACAAGCCGATGACCAAGTTCATTTTACTTTAAAAAACGCATCTAATAATGATTTAGTTCATGTAAGAGGTCAAGTTAGTAATGCAGATTATAATTCTGTAGTTTCTTTTAGTGTCTTGTTAGACATTACAGATGTTTCTAATAATAATAATAAAATAAAATTAGTTATGTCTAATTCTGGTGCATCAGATGGAGTTGCTTCTGCAAAATTACATGGTGATAGTACACAAAATCAATCAGCATTTACTTTTACAAGATTAGGCGACACATGATTAATCCTTGTTGCGAAGATGGAAAGTGTACTTGTGGTAAATGAAAATATCAGACAATACGGCTATCAGTATGCCAATGAGAAATCTGATTGCTTTAATTATAGCAGTTGGAATTGGTATCTTTGCTTATAGTGATTTAACACAAAGAATAACAGAATTAGAAACTGCAAGACAGCTCATGGAAGCTGATCTTTTAAAAAAAGCAGAACAAACTCCAGTAGATCAAGAGCAATATATGTTGTTAGAATTTTTATCTGGTCAGTTTGAAACAATGGAAAAAGAAATTCAATTCATTGAAAGCAATAATATCAACATAGACTTTTTAAAAAACCAAGTGGAAAAAATGCAAACAGATGTTGAAACATTAAAAGATAAAGTGAGGAATAATGGGAGTCATTGAAATAGTTTTTAGTCTTTGTATGTTTGTGAATAATTCGCTTGATGGTCACATGATGACAGATGGATTATCAGAGTGCTTAAAAGCTAAAAGACAAGCTGAACGCAACTTAGCAGATAATAGAACTAATGTTATTCGTTATGAATGTGGTCAAGTTAAAGCAGAGTTAAGACCAGATGCAGAAGGTAACTTAAAAATATATAAAATTATAGAGGATAAATACTAATGAGAATATTATTTTTTGTATTAGCTTTTATTTTAATAGTATCAGCAATAGTAGGTTGCACATGATTGGATATTGTTTTTTTATGACACAAGAAATGTATTATGTTTAAAATCTTTGCTATGATTTGTATGTTAAATGTAGGAGAGTTAAATCAAACACTTTGTTTTAAAAGTGAAGTACCTTTAAGTTTTAACGATAATGTGGAATGTAATTTAACAAAAAATAATTTAGCTGATTATCTTGATGCTGATTTAAAAGAAAGAAAGTTAACAGTTATATTTCAATGTGGCTCACATATAGGTAATACAAATGTCTAATTGGGAAACACAATATAGTCAAATTTGTAAGGCCTTAGATGAAATTAAATCTGAAGTAAAAGAAAACAGACAAGAAGTAATTAAACTTAAAGAAGAAATGGCAACTGGTAAAGGTGCTATTAGAACTATGTTATTTATTGGGGGAATACTATCAGCTATTTGGGTATTTGTAAAACTACTCGGAGGCCAATCTTAACCTCAACTAAAGGACTATAGATGAATACAAAATCTATCCTGGTTCTTTCTGATACACACTTTCCTTATGTTAAGAAAGAATACTTTAAATGGATAAAAAAACTTAAAGATAAGTTAAAACCAACTTTAGTAGTACACATTGGAGATCTTGTAGATTTTCATAGTATCTCTCAACACTTACATAGTGCAGAGTTACCAAACATTAAATACGAAATAGAAGATGCTAAAAAACATATTAAGCAACTTAGAAAAATATTTAATTGTCCTATGCCAATCATGTGGGGCAATCATGATATACGCATACAAAAAATAGCAGAGAAGTCAGCTATACCAAATTCTTTTCTCAAAGAAATAAATCAAATACTAGACATAGATCCTAAATGGAAATGGACTTGGCACGATAAACTTATTGTAGATCTTCCAAATAAAAACAAAGTATTCTTTACCCATCATTTTAAGTCTAATGCTTTATCTAGTGCAAAAGAACTTGGCCTATCTTTATGTGTGGGCCACCAACATACAAAATCAAGTGTAGAGTATTGGTCTAGTCCAACAGCTTTAAACTTTGCTATGTGCGTAGGTTGTTCTATTGATCCCAAACACGAAGCCTTTAAGTATGGTAAAAACTTTATTAAAAGACCAATCATATCAGTAGGTAGCATCATTAACTCACAGCCTCAAATTCACAGTATGCCTATGAAAGATTCTACCTGGACAGGTGAGGTGTAATGGATAAAATTAATCCTCCTTATTACAGGAAAAAAATAGAAGTTACTGACTACATTATTGAATACGACATGAATTTTTTAGAGGGTAACATTATTAAATATGTCACTCGCTACAAAGAGAAGAATGGAATTGAAGATCTTAAAAAAGCTAAATGGTATTTGGAGAAGTTAATACAATGTACGAAGAATTAAAAGATAGGATTAAACAACATGAAGGTTTTAAGTTAGAACCTTATCAGCTTTCTTATAGAACCAAAGATGGTAAGAAAGTAAAAGAAGATTTTTGGACAGGTGGTTATGGCCACAAATTAAGTAAAGACGAAGAAGTACCAACAACCAAAGAAGGTTGGGATCTTTTATTTGAAAAAGATTTTGAACAGGCTTTAAACCAAGCCACCCATTTTATTGATAAAGATAAAGTAAAGTTTGAGGCTTTTACCATCATAATTGAAATGGCTTACCAAATGGGAAGTAGCATACATCAATTTAAAAACCTTAAAATAAATTTAGAAGATCAAAACTATGTCCTGGCTAGTGATAGCATGATGGATAGTAAATGGGCCAATCAAACTCCAAGTAGAGCTTCTTGGTTAAGTTTATTAATGAGGGATTTATGAAAATTATAATTACAACACTATTAACAGCTTTAGTTGTCATAGAATTTTGTAACTTAGTTATTTACTACGAACAAGTAGGAGGTGGACTATGTTAAATTTATTAATCAAACCATTATTAGGAGTAGCAGGTGATGTTGTTAAAGGGGTTGTTGATACACGCAAAGCAAAAGTTGAACAAAAAGTTACAGAAATAAAAGCTAAAACTTCTTTAATGGAAAAACAAATTAAAGGAGAAGTAGATTGGGATTTAGAAGCAATAAAAAACACACAAGATTCTTGGAAAGATGAATGGTTGGTTTTGCTTTTTAGTATTCCATTAATTTTGTCATTTTGTGGAGATTGGGGCAGAGATATTGTTTTCAATGGCTTTCAAGCATTAAGTCAAGCTCCAGATTGGTACAAATATACATTAGGTGTAATTGTTTCAGCTTCTTTTGGAATAAAAGGTGCAACTAAATTTTTTAAAAAATAATGAGTAAGTTAGAAAAAGAAAACAAAGAACTTAAAAAACAAAATGCTTTCTTATTAGATAGGTTAGAAAAAGCCTACAATACTAAAATGTTATTACGACAAGAAAACATGAAATCACAATCAACAGTAGAAACAGTTAAGGAGGCAGTAATTCAAGATGGCAACATATCAAGGTAAAACTGTACCTCTTAACAAGCCAATGAGAGGTGATGTTAAGAAGTTTAAAGTATTTGTTAAAGATGGAGATAAAGTCAAAAAGATTAACTTCGGTGATCCTAATATGACTATTAAGAAAAATAATCCTGCTAGAAAAAAATCTTATTGTGCAAGATCTGGTGGTATTAAAGGAAAGAATAATAAACTATCTGCTAACTATTGGAGTCGCAGAATGTGGAATTGTTAGTGAGAAGTATAACAGAAGATATACTCTCCTGGTCAAAAGATTTCTTAGAACAACCTAACAAGCACATTAATAATTTACCTGTTTGTCCTTACGCAAAAAAATCTAGGATAGATAACAAAGTATCTATTATTGAACACAATGATAGCAATACTTTATTAGAAGAAGTTATTAATCAAGCTAACAACTTTAAAGATACTGACAAACAAATTTGTATTGTTGCTTGTAATGATTTGTCCATAGATGCTGATGAGCTACACAATTACATACACGCTTTAAATTTTGTTTATGTACCACAGGATATTTACTTAATGCCATTTCACCCTGAAGATGGGGAAGAAGAAATAGATTTTTTACAAGATACACATTGGGAAAGTGATAACGAGTTTCTGATGGTTTTAATACAACCATTTGATGAGTTAGAGAGAGCAAGTTCTCAACTAACAAAAACAGGGTATTATAATAATTGGCCAAAAGATTATTATGATGCAACTGTCAATAAACGAAAACAATATAGGAGATTGCGTCATGAGAGGCATGAAGAAAAAAGTTAATAAGAAAAAAGAAAAAAAGAAAAAAAATAAAAAGAAAAAAAAAGATAAGTAATGTCTAAAAATGTATGGGATAAACCAAGACCAAAAGGTTTAGGCAAACCAAAACCATTTAATAAATCTTCAACGAAATACAAAAATGTTAAAGCAAGAGCAGATAAAAAGTTTGGCAAGAAAGTAAGTCTTGTTAAAAATATGTGGATTGCAAAACAAATGAAGGCTTAAAATGAAAATGGTTTTAGTAACTTGGTTAGATACCAATGAAAATTCTGTAGGTGGTTGGATTGAAAAAGCTGACCTAGATAAATCTGAAGTTTGTTCTGTAGATTCACTAGGTTGGCTTTATAAAGAAAATGATGAATTAGTTGTTATATTAGCTGATAAAGATACACATGATAAAGATGATATTTATGGTAGATCTCAGGTAATACCTAAAGGTGTAATCAAACACATTAAGTATTTACAGGAAATATAAGAGGACTATCTATCTTCTCTATCTCTCTTGGCTGATATTCTTTCTCGTTTTCTTCTACCATTAACTTATATTTAACTATTAAATCATCAATAGCATTTATCATTTCAGGACAATGTTTATGTTTTTTTACTTTTTCTAATTCTTCTATAAATGTTAATTGTTCTATCATAACTTTCCTTCTAATAGTGTTGGGAATATGTTGAGTATGTAAGTTCTTAGCCTTTCATAAACTTTCATATTCCCTACACAGTTTCCTAGTTTTTCTTGTTTTCTTCCTTTCTTTCTAAGAATATACAGAAGGATTAGTTGAGTTGCAACCCCTGATTTCTCCCAGAAAATAAGGAAGTGTTGAGAAAGTGTTAGATTATTGTGGTAATCCACTTATCATATCCTCAATATCATCTGACGAGGAGTTAA